TTATACGACCGCCTCGATGGTGTAGTATGAATATGCAAACGTGGCATCACATGTCAATGGAGTGGCTGTGGTGATCTGAGAATCATAACTCAGCGCACCCAAGGCAGTCGGAAAACAATCCTTGAACCTGATGATCTGCAATGGATTATATTTGTTGGATAGAATCAACAGAGTAGCATCAGAGACCAGGCTGTTGGTGGCTTTGTATAGTCTGTGCTGTTCTGTGCTCTGTGGCTTACCTAATCCTGTCATCCAGTTTTGGATTTCCACATAGTTACTGAGATCAGACTGCACCAAGAAGTTAATGGTGAACGGATCAAAATTGAGCTTGTCACCAAAGGTGGGATAGTTGAGCAGTGGAGTAGGAACTCGAATCTCTGGCAGAGTAATCCCAGGCACAGATAAAGAATGTGCTGTGTATTCTACGTTAGGTAGCTTTGAGAACGCAAGCTTGAATAGAGATGGTAGCGCAAGATCTAGAGTTGAAGGAACGAATGCCATACAACTATTTATCTCTCTGTGATTCTGATCTTCAACTGATCTGTACCACGCCACAGACGATGGAAGATATCCTTACCAATAAAGTATGATTTCCCCTGCACCAGATCCATCGGAAGATAATCGTCGATCTGGAATTTCCAGCCGACTCCAGCTTCTACTGTAAAGGTTCTGTCATTCCTATCACGATGCCAGTGGAGTTCCATCTCATCTACATCCTCGGAAAAGATTCTTACGAAAGAACCTGACTTATGTTCAGTATCATTATATGGTGTCATAGTTCAACTCTTTCACAAGCAGTAATATGCTTGTTGTAATTTGGTTTAGTATAACCATTACCACAATGAGGACAAGGTATCCTAATTCTAATTAGAGCATTAAGTCTCATCTTTTCTTTAGTTGATTCTGATTTAGGAACCCCTGCATTCCATTTTCCAGTTCCACTAAGTTTGGCAGAAATGCTTTGCTTTTTCTTAGTTTCTTCTGTATGAACAGTTCCAGTCTTAATTACTGACATATTAGTTCTGTATTCTTCGGTACGAATACTTTCTAAATGTCTTTTTCGGACTTCTGGATTCTTCATTGGATTATTTTCTCCCAAGTGAGCTTGACGATTTTTCTCTTTAGTTTCAGGAGATTGGGTAAGACCCAAGTGAGCTTGACGAATTTTCTCTTTAGTTTCAGGAGACATATTCAATGCAATTTGGCGTATTTTCTCTTTAGTTTCATTAGAATGAGTATATCCGCTGGACCCTTCTCCTCCATCAGTGAGGTTACGAAGAATTCCAGTTCCGAGATCCTTTCTACCATAAAAAGTTATCCAGTATTGTTCAAGTTCAATCGATTCTTTTTCTGAAAGGAGGGCTTGGATAATTTGAATGCGATCTTTGGATGGAACAGCAATACGATGATTTTTGCTCCAGGCTCTATTCCCTTTACCTTTTCCGATGTAATATGGGGTGCCGTCTTCTCTTAGATAGGCGTAGACGTAATAAATATTGGTAGGCATATGCTAACTATCCTTAGTATGTGTTTAGAGGGTGGCGGTGCTTGATACACTTCCACCCTCACATCTATTTATAAATTTAGAAATTTGGGAATGATAGCAGCCAGTAAGAAAATCCAAAAAAATTGTCCGCCCCCGACGAGGCCCAGACTCTTTGCGAAGTGTGGGGTCCGACACGCCCAGTATCCAGGAGTTGTCTTATCATTTTTTAGATGACATTGATGACGAGCAGCAAATGACTTTCTTGCCTTAGGATCACTAAGCTTTACTTCCAGTCCTGAGGTATCACCAAAAGCAATCTTGATGATATTGCCCTTGGCATTCTTTACATAGACGTAGAATTTCTTCGGCCCACCACGTTTGGGTTTATCCAAGTCAACTTTCTTGCCGTGGTATTCGGCTTCGGCTAACATAGGAAAGTCCAGAGGTACCTCAACTCCCTCATATATTGCAAACGTTCCGATGTCTGTTGCCAGAATTTCCTTATCTGTTTCTGACAGAGTAAGCACATCCTGATGCAGTCGAGCCTCGTTGATAAGGTCGAAGTGAGATTTGGATCCATATCTGTACACCTGTTCTGCCAGAGGAATTTTATTTTCTAGGTGATACGCTAGACCTTCGGAAAATTCTTTGAATGATTTCATACAGGAGTATTTATGGCGTTCTGGCACAGAAAGAATGCATCCACGATATCAGACACAGGAGAATCGCAGTTCTTTCTACCCATCGTCTGCATCAGATCCACACCTTCTTGTTCTACAAAGGCATCATACATCTGCTGTTTATTGGAGTTACCTTTGCCTGTGGCAAACTTCTTCAACACAGTGGGAGGAATCTTGAAATATGGCTGGCCAGTTGTCCAGAGAAGATACTGCAAAACCTGAGTATTCTCGGCGATGTGGAACACCTTGCCTTTGCTGCCCATAGAATAGTCTTCGATGCAGATTCGAGAATTTTTGAATCCATTATTCATATTGATGAGTAAGGTGGCGATGTTATGATATCGTTCGTTGGGATCCTTCCAGGGTTTGTGAGGATAGAGAAAGACGTTGCCCAGATCATGAGTAATCTTCTTATCGGTTATTACGGTGAAGGTACAGTTCTTAAAACAAAAATCCCCAGCAGTATCATTGAAGACACATACTGCTGGAGAGGTTAGAGAGTAATCAATACCAACATATATCATATGTCAGTATTTAGTTCAGGATTTCGGTGGCTCGATCCTGAGTGAGTAGACCTGCTGTTACTAAGTATTCCACACCCTGAATGGTTGCGGAGTTTGTGACATCAATAGAATCTGCTGCATCAAAGTTCTTGGTGATGGTATTCAAAGTTGCTTTGTGAACATCACTGAGTGTGGTACTTGAGGCAAAGTTATCGATGGCGACCAATTCTGCCAGAGTAAATCTGGATCTGAATTGATACTTGGTAAACACTGTTTGAGGTGGAGGAGGTGGAGGAGGTGGTGGTGGAGGAGGCGCAGTAAATACTCCATTCTCATAACTCCAAGATTGATTAGGATGTCCTGTGGCATCTGTAATCTCAATTGAATTTTCAACGGTGTAGTCGTCTTCTGCTACGATCATATTGACTACGATGTTTCCATTCATTAATGCTAAGTTTTTCATATATTCTTACCTTTGATCTTTTTTGTGAATCTAGAATCTTCCAGTACTCGCCAGCCCACGTATCCACCAACGAATTTCATCTTGAACATTATATTGGATACATCACAACTCATATGTTCAGATTCTCCCATAATCAAATTTCCATTTCTATGAATTTTAACTGGGAAATATTTCGTTGATCCATCCTGGTCAGAAAAGTAAATCGTGGTTCCCATCGTGGGTTTTGGTGGCAACACAAACATCGCACTCTTGTCGAATGACTGAAGAGTATAATGTCCATTATCTTGGACATAATGATAATCATACTCTTCACCTGAAGTTACTTTGGGAGCATTAAAAATTTTTGCAAGGTCAATAATATTATTCATTAATTAACCCACATAGAAAATCATTACATATCCAGTGCCGCCAGCACCACCACTACCACCCACGCCACCCGAGCCACTACCGTTGTATGAACCCCCACCACCACCACCACCAGTATTAGCTGGTGCTGCTCCCCCAGCGATGCCACCACTGACGTTGCTCGTGGCTCCGATTCCCCCAGGTCCGATACTTGCTCCTCCTCCACCGCCAGCGTATCGACCCGTGTTAATTGGGGCCGCAGCACCACCATCCCCTCCAAGCACACCTAATCCACTATAGTTTCCTGCGCTGCCAGGGCCTTCTGTACTCGCCCCGTAACGGGCATTTCCAGTTCCACCAGCACCACCACCATAATATGGATGGTCTATTACCCCACCCTGATTGGTATACGTATAATTGTAAAACCCGGTCATCTGTGCTGCACTAAGGGTAGTATATGATTTCAGTGTACTATAGTAGTACCCATAATGCCCTGCGCCGTCTGTCGCAAACATTTGAACTGCCGATGGGGTGATATTAGTTTTACCATATACTCCAATATATGGATCTACGGCCCCACCACCAAATCCCCGCCACACGTTCGCCCCTAAAGCAGTAAACGTCGGGCTTCCTGGATAATTTGTTGTTAGTGTAGTATTACCGCCAGCGCCACCAGAGGTACCACCTGCGCCTATACCCGCAGTGAGACTTCCGGTAAGATAAATGTTGTCATAAAACGCTATAGCACCACCACCTCCACCACCACCACCACCGCTAGCAGTTACTGCTGTGTCTCCACCACTGATCCCTCCACTACCACCACCAACAAGCATAGCATTTACGAATTGAACGTTGTTGGGTTGGGCGAATGAGCCTGAAGCTGTGATTGCAGTAGCTTTATTTGTACCACCACCCAAAAATTGACTAAGATTTGACATTAATTATTATCCTCTTTTATGCTAGAACCCAACCACTGCCTGTGTATAGGAGATCGAAAGGTGCTGCGGAATCTACTGTAAGATCGCTGGACA